TGTTCCATCGATCCGGTTACATCCCCGCCAATCGCCATATTTCCAAGAAGGTTCTTTGCTGCTGCCTTCATCGCTGAGAACGAACCACTAAAGGTCTGTCCGGCTTCTTTTGCGGTTGTTCCGGTTACTCCGAGTTCATTCTGAATCACATGAATAGCACTGTAAACATCAGACAAGTTGCCGATATCATACTTAACACCTGATATCTTGCTGGCATCCTGAAGCAGTCTCTGCATTTCTTCCTGCGTACCGCCATATCCCAACTTAAGATTATCCAGCATCGTGTAATTCTGCTTTGCAAATCCCTGATACGCATTCTGGATAGACTCCATGTCGGTACCAAATTTATTTGCGTTGTCTGCCATGTCAATCATAGCCATATCAGCAACTTCTGCAGCCTTAGCGGTATCACCACCCAAGCTGCTCAAAAGTGATGCAGAAAAACTTGTGACCTGTGACATATACTCATTGGCAGATAGACCGGCTGTCTTAAACGCTGCATCCGCATTGGCTTTAACAACACTAGCATTCTCCTTGAACAATGTTTCCACGCCACCAATGCTCTGCTCCAGTGCAGCTCCTTCCGTTACAGCACCGCCGACCACCGCTGTTGCTACAATCGTTACCGGAATAGCCACGGTTGCTGCCAAGGTCTTAAGTTTGCCACTGATAGAAGATATTCCACTTGCTGTGGCATCCTTCAGCTTTACTATCGGAGAAAAAATCTTCCCCCCTAATGCTTTCAGCTTCCCAGTTATCTTTGTGGCTTTGGAAGTGATTGCATCTTTCAATTTAATAACGGGTGTGGTTACTTTTTTCGCCACCCCCGTTAATGCATTTTTTATTGATTTTACTTTTGATGTGGCAGAATCCTTTATCTTAATGACCGGAGTTGCCACCTTTTTTCCAACCGTCTTAATTCCATTGCTGACTTTTGTTATTGTCGCACTGGCTGCATCCTTCGCCTTAATGACTGGGGATATTACTGTTTTTCCTAACTGCTTTACCTTTCCGGTTAGTCCATCCGTCTTTCTTGTTGCCGATTCGGTATTGATCTTAGCAGTGTAAGTTTTATCCCAAGCACGCTGCAGCTCTTTCCTCGTTTCAGCTGCATCTTTCCGGAGGGCGGTCTGTTCTTGTCGGATGCTCTTTAGCACAGAACTGGCATTATCCCGGATGGAAATACTGCCTACAACACTCATTTAGCCACCTCCACCTCCCGAAAACAGCTGCTCACGTTCTTCAATGCTCTTTAACATCGATGCATAATAGAAACATTTTTCTTCCACCCCAAGCTGGAGCAGATACTCCAGCTTGAAGCCTTTTTGAATATAATAATGCAGGAAATAACACTCACCGTCTTGGTCTATGAGTTTTTTTGTTCTTCAACAACCGTCACTTTTTTACTTCCGATCACACCGGACAATTTCATAATTTCCGTAGCAATGGATGTAATCTCACTCATCTCGAAAATATCAACCACTTCCGGATAGGTCTTAATCTCGCCCTGATCCTTTAATTCCATTGCGACCGCCTTTAAATCAGGCTCAACAACTGCCAGATAAATACAATACTTATCAGATGCGTTCGGATCTTGCTTATCGTCAATCTCCGTGCATTCCACAATTTCCGGATAGTTCAGGTTCCGGATCTTGATGTTCTGGTCAATGCTCGGAACATATAAAGTCTCGTACTTTGTAACCTTCTTATCCTTTAATCTCTGAACAGCCTTCGCTGTAAAGGCTTTGAAAATATCATCTTTATTTTTTTCCATAGCAACCTCCTACGCAACAGCATCTAAGTTCTGCAGATCAGAAGGTGTGAATCCGATAGAAACTTCTTCCTCGATAATTCCACCCTTCTCCCAGTTCACAACCGGAATCTCATTGTGCCATACATTATCACAAGCCCAGCGTTCGATCTGACCTCCAACAGCATCAGGATCTGCCAGCTTCGCAATAACCTCTGCACGGACATCCATGCCCTTTTTCCAGTTCTCCAAGATTTCCTTTGCTCTGGTATATACCTTTTTCACGGTATAAGAACCTTCGCCCTTCAGACCGGTAATCTTGCTGTCCACATCAATTCCCAGCTGCACATCCTCACGGTTAGCAGTTACTTTCATTTCAATTTTGGAGAATTCAAAAATCTTCTCTCCGTTGATCCAGAGTTCTCCCCATGTTCCGGAGAGAGTCTTATTACCTCTGATAACTTCCATATCCGTTTACCTCCTACATATTGACATTCATTTTCAGATCTTCCATTGCGTTTACAAACTTTACATTGCTAGCGATAAATACCTTTGTTCCGGTGTTAGCTTTAGCAACTGCAATATCATCCATCTCGGAAGTATCCATTCCTCTGCTCTCCAGATAAGTACGCTGTGCATCGATATCAATCGCCACCACATTATCATAGGATTTATCCAGCACATTGCCGAGTAGCCCTTTGTGGTAAGCACCAATGGCAGCCACGAACATCTGCTTTCCATCGTAGTCATTGATGATCTTGCCGACATAGCTTTCCTCATAGGTTTCCCTGATGTCATCCATGTATAAGTCCATTCCTTCTACAATCTTGATAAAACGGACATCCTCTGTCTTTTCTGTCGTGAAACTGACAAGGCTGTTCACGCCTCGCCCAATCTTGTACTTCCTTCCATCAAAGACAATGACCATCTCACCAGCATTGATACGATCATCCGGATCGTCCGGAGTTTCTGCTTCAGAAATATCGTCCAATACATAATATGTGCTGCTTCTTGCAAGGGAAAGCCCTGCAAGTACCCCGGCAATTCTCGCACAATACTCAGCTGCAGTATGCTTTGCGCCGGTAATGGTCGTGGAGATATTCTCTGTTGTGAGATTGATGATTCCTTCATGATCTCCCTTACAGTGTGCCAGAACCGCCTTGAAGGTCTTTCTCTCATCATCACGGTACTGCTTGATCCACGCTGAGATTGTTGTTGTATCAGTAGAACCAAGACCGGGAATGGTAAGGTAGTTCCATTTCAGATCTTTCAGCTTCTTAAGTTCAGCATTGTACCCTTCTGCATTTTCTGCTCTGCGGATTGTAATGACAGTAGACGGAGCTCCAGCGAACACCAGCTTCAAATAGTTGTAGTTCTGCTCTGTCCAGTTCTGAAAATCAACCTCATCCACCTTCTTGTAAATATTCAAGTCTTTTCCACCTTCGGTACCGTCCGTGAGAATCATGGCAACGATACCCCTTGCACTTCTTTCAATGGCAGACACTGCTTTTCCACTGAAAATCATGCTAAAACTCGGTAATCCTAAACTCATTTAAATCACACTCCTTTTCTAATAGCCACTTCCAGCTCTCCCATCGGTTCAAACTCATTCGTCTGCTCCCGTGCCTGACGGAAGTTTATGGTAAAACTGTAATGCAGCACATGGTCTGATACTTTCATATTGGCATCATTGATGGTTATGTTCCTGTCTCCAAAACTGAACACCGGTCGGACAACCGCATCAATCTCTGCCCCTTTAATCAAATAGGCGGTATTGCTCTCGCTTTTCTCGTGGTAAGCAATATCAACCAACACTCCCATATCCGTAAAAAATCTGTCGACTGTCTCGTTCCCATTCGGGATGATATCTACGAAGTAATAGGTTTCTGGTTCATCAAGCCCATGCTTTTCTTCCGTGCCTTTTATTTCCTCGTAAAAGACATCGGTATCCGGATCAATCCCTTTCAGCAATGCTGTGATTGCATTTTTTATCTGAATAATCGGATGTTCCATAGTCCACCTCCTAAAGTTCATGAGTATTCAGGAAGTCATTCATCCACTCCCGGAGATAACCGGGAAGGTGTTTCTGCACTTCCTGAAGGGAAAGCTCCATCATGTGGGCTCCTTTTACAAAGCCCTTTCCACCTCTTGTCTGGTGTCCATATTCCACCGGCTCGACATACTCCACGTTGTTATAGACCTCGATGTAATATTCATTGCCTCGCTTTTCTATACTCCCAACGTGCCACTCATTCCGCAAGTGTCCAGTCTTAACCGGAGTGTTATCCTTGACCTTTCCCTGAAGCTGAACCGCCAAATCAATAACCATCTCCCGGAACTCAGCCGGGTACTGGCTCTCTATGGCTTGTGAGAGTCGTTTCTCCCATTCTTCCAGCCCCTCCAGCTTATACTCAGTATTAAACAGTTTCCTTGTCCAACTTGACCGGGATATTATTATGAGACTTCATGCACTCAGGAAAACCTGCAACCGCTTCAATTTTCTTTCCAAAGTGCGTGATCACAAGGAAATCATTGGTCTGGATATCAACTTCCGGACGGGTAAACAGACAAAAAGTTGTTTCCGTCTTCGCAGTAGATTTCGATTGCTGCAGCTTTCCACCTGTATGTGTAGACAATGCGCATTCCACATCTTCATACACAACTTTTCCATCCAGACCGCTTTTAAAAACGCTTTCTCCACCCGGAAGGGTATCTTTGAAAGCTCTGTAAACGGTCACGGTATCTTCGTATGTTGTTGCAAGGATATCAGCTTCTGTCATTTTGCTAAATCCTTCGGCAGATTTATTTTTTTAAAACGGTTAAGGGATTTTTCATAGTTCTTCATAAAATCAACAGTGGCTTTCTGATTACCACTTCCGTCACGATAAGAAATGGCGGTATCACCACGATTGATACTCGCCACTTCCTTCTCGCCGGTCTTTACCAGATCAGCCTTCAACATATCTTCAGCAATCTGTGCTGCAGTGCTGAGAAGCCGCTCCGGCAGATCTTCACGGTTGCAATAAATCAGGATCTTATCCACTGCCCTTTTGACATACCTTCTGGCTGACCGTTCTTCCGTTTCTGACATCTTCATGCTGTCCATCACTTCCGCTACTAACCAGTCCTCCTGCTCCTTTGTCATGGCAGTTCCTCCTTATTTTTTCTCTGCAGCCTTATTTTTCTTCAAAGCAGCCTCCAGCTGTTCCTTCGTGCCAGAAAGTTCAGCTTCCAGAGTAGCGATCTTTTTATCAGCTTCTTCTGCGTATTTAGAAGCCTCCTCCAGCTTTTCTTTCGTTGAAGTCAGCTCCTTTTCCAATTCTCCCCTTCTAGCATCCGACGCTTCAATGACTTTTCCTGCTTTTAAAAGCTGCTCTTTCAATTCATTGATCACAGCTTCAGATGCGGCATTACTTTCTGTTTTATTCGCAACTGTTCCATCTGTTCTGACAAACCCCTTGGCTTCCAGAGCCTTGGCTTTGTCCTCGGAATCAACACGCTTCACTACATTCGCTCTCTTTAATTCGATCTCGCTCATGGTCTACTCCTTTCCCCCCTGGGCTAATTCTTCTTTCACATTAACAAAGCACTGTTCCACCTTACGAGCAGGAATCCAGATATCGTGGAACTTACGATAATCCATCGCCCATGCTCTTGCCTTCTGGTTGGTTTCCGGATCAAAAATTCTCATTTTATCCGTCTTGGACACTGCAATAGGTGCCTTTCTCGGAGTGATGATCCAGTTGATGCTCTTGCTGTTTTCAGTAGGAGCAAAACCACCAGCTTCCTGACCGGAAGTCACGCCATCCTTGAAAAGGTACTCCGTCTTCATTCTGTCGGAGCTTACCGGGATTAAAGGATGGATACCATCCAAGCTGCGAACCTTAAGAGTTACATCTCCCTGCTTGAAATCGGTTATATCCAGCTTCTTTGAGAGCTTTTCGGACATGCTTAAGATTGCTGCTACCATGGAATCAATGGTGATAACCAGTGGTGTGTTCTGTCCAACGATCGCCTGAACAGCTGCAATATCATAGTAAAGTTTCTGAAGAATGGTTGCTTCATCAGCGGTATAGCCTCCGGATGCCTTGCCCTTCTTGATACACGCTGCAGCGATGGTACTGTAACGATATGCATCAATCTCAGGAACAACCTTGGTTCTCTGGAACTCGCCCATAACAGTGGATGCAGTCAATACAAAATTTGTCTCATCCACATCGTTCTCATCAAAACTGAAAGAGCGTCCTCTGTCCTGAGTCATCTTCTTGGTTTCATACTGGAAATTCACGCTGCCCTGCACAAATCCATTGGTGCGATCATAATCAGCCATTCCGTCCATATCGAGACTCGGAATCTTGACCTCCGCACCACCGGTGTACTTAACCAACTTCTCATTTACTTCCATCCAACCGGAAGTAGCCTGCTCCACTGCAGCCTTGTCTAACTCGCTCTGAATAATTGTTGCGGTTTCAATGGTATTCATTTACTTTCTCCTCCTTATAATCCTCTGACATTTCTTGCGATCTGGTCTCTTAACAGATTTTCAGCAGAAGCTGCTCCGCCGAGTCCTTCCGGTGTCTTACCCTTCAGCCGGGACTGGATTGCCACTGCCAGACTGTCCTTAAAAACCTTTGTGGTATTCTTCAGGGTTTCTTCCATGCGCTCCTTGCTGGAATAGTCAAGCACATCTGCAAGACCAACCGGGAATCCATCCGTTTCCAGAGATTTAGTCGCACTCTCTCTCAGCTCTTTCTGCAAGAGCTGGCTTCTCAAACTGGCAATCTCGGAGTCTTTTTTCTCCTGCTCCTCTTTTGCCTTTTCCTCCGGAGTGAGTTTTTTGACACGCTCTGCCTCCACAGCTTCATCTAACCACTGCTGTTTCGCAGCTTCGATGGCAGCATCTACATCTGCCTGAGTGAAGGATTTCTCCTCTTCAGCTTTTTCCGCTGCAGGATCTCCATCCTTTTTTTCAGGTTCAGCCCCTTCAGCTTTCTTTCCACCGCCAAAAAGTCCATCAATAAACTTCTGGAGGGTACTTACTTTCTCCGGTGTACTTTCCGCTGTCTGCTGTCCCTGCGTTTCTGTTGCAGTGTTCTGAACTTCCTGCTCAGTACCCTGCATGGTGGTTGTTCCATCCATCTTTTTTACCTCCTGGTCTAAATTTTGTATAACAAAAGCACCATTTAAAATGCTTTTAAACGATGCTTGAGTCCATATTTTTTGCAATTAAATAAGCACCCGGCTGGGTGCTTATTTGCTCTTGTGTTCGCAATATTTTTTATTATAATTTCCGGTACCTGGAAAAGACTGTTTTAGCTTCTCCTTTGGTATTCCCTCCGGATGTTTCTCGCATTTTCCGAATCCGTAATGATATTTACACGAATTACACTCGCTATTAACTGGTTTCGGTGCATCACTCCACCGTTTATCTGAATATGGATTGCTCATTATATTTCCTCCATGTAAATCACGTTATTAACCACCTTGGATATGTAGAACATCGAATCTCTTTCAAACAAAATCTCTTTTTCCTGAGAGTTAAATTTCCGTATATCTCGCCCGGTCTTTGATGTAATAACATACTGAATCGGGAAACTGTCATCATATACCTCAGTGGAACTTGAAAGAAATTCAGGAAAACTAATTTCCATACCGGGCTTATGCCCCACAATAAACTCCTGCACATCTGGTATTCCAAAATCAGAAACAGAGCGATATAACACTCCCTGATAGGTCGGCATCTTCTGAAGAGCTGAATCCAGATTGCTAATCTGTTTCTTTTCTTCCTTCGTCAGTTTGACGCCCCTTCTCAGCTTGTCATTCCACGTGTATGCCTCGCTGCTTATATAGCTATTTATTGCGTGCTGTTCATTCTCTGATAGTTTTATTATAGGTTCCGGAGCTGGAGTGTCAACATATTTCTTCTTCCACTCCTCAAACTTCGGATTGCTCTCCAGTGGATTCACTCCTTCCCGGTCTTTAAATAAATCAATCTTTGCTTTTGCCTTGATTGTGCATTTACAATTCGGATGAATCGGTGGTAGATTAAGCCCCGGCTCTGCCTCATCCAGCGGAAAAGATTGTCCATTTAATTCCATACATATTTCGCAACCACCTCCAAGAAAAGTATACTCTTGAATTCCCATTTCCCTATAAGAAGCAAGTTCTCCCTGATTAGAGAAATAGCTGCTCTCCGTCCGGACAAGCCTTTCTGCAGCATAGCGTCCCTTGCCCATGACATCATTGATTTCCTTTGCCATCTTCTGTACGCTGGAGCCATTCATAAATCCCATCGTCAGCTCTCTCTTGGCGAGAGTGGCAAGTTTATCAGTATTTTCCCACAGTGCTTGCGAGTAATTCTTTCCAGACCACGGATGCTTCAGTATCCTTTGGAGCATCTTCACATCTACCTTGGAAACATTGAATCCAACACCAAGGATGCTCTGCACATCATAACAGCCCCGGTAATAATTGGTCTTGAACATATCACCCAGCAGATCTGTTATCTTCGTTTCCGTATCCCTCGACAGTGTTATCATTGTCTGGTAAACGGTAGCAAGCATCTGCTCCTTCCTGCTGATCCGCGACTTCATTGCCAGCGTGTTCAGTTCCAGAAGTGTCTTGGAATCCCCTTCAGCTTCCTTCAGGTATTCTTCAATCCCCTTTTTCCATCGGGAATATTCACTTCCGGTCAGCAGCTTGGAAGCCTCTGCATTCGTCAGACCATTCTCCGTGGCATATTTTTGAAACATAGAATTGATTTCCGTTTCAAGCGTCCATGCTGCTTCATCAAAGAGAAACATTATCTCTTTTACGGATTGGTCTGTAATCTCTGCATTATTGAGAACCCTCTGCTTGGCTCGCTCAATCCACTCGTTACGTTCCTTCTGGCTCATCCGTTACCGCCTCCGTTCTGTCAGCTGCACCCTGAAAAGCCTTGGTAAAATTCTTATATACTCCGAAGTCTTCCTGCTCCTTGTTCTTTTCTTCCTCCAGTTTTCTCAGCTCATCCTGAACATTTTCAACACCTGGCATCAGCTGCAGTCTGGTCTCCCTTGAAAGGTCATTTGCCAGCATCGTGACAATCTGTGCTGTTTCCATATCATTCTGAGGACGGTTCCTGCGGAATTTTGGAACAATGTCTCTGTAATCATAATTGTGCCCCATGATGTTCAAGATATTTGTGATCAGCTCAATCCTGCGCTGCAGTCCTTTCTTGAACTTCCGTTCCTTAATCGAACATATCTGCTCCAGTCCCCATAATTTATAGGATATAGCCACTCCGGATAGGTTTCCTCCAAAAGACTCATCACACATATGTGGCACATTGGCTCCAGTGTGAATATCCTCACGGAGCCGGTTCTTATAATTTTCCAGTGCAGTATCATCAATCGTCTTCAGGAGCCAGTCCACATCTCCTCCATCCTCCAGAATGATAGCTCCTTTTTCCTTCATGTCAGCAATGTCCTGACTGCTGACATCTCCAAGTTTTAAAACCTTTAAAATGGCATCATCATTATACTGGAAATAGTTTGCAGTGTTACTCTGCACCTTGTTATAGGCATCAATCTCCGTAATGACACCCTCAAAATCTCCAAGCCTTTCCTCGTTGTTGATGTATTCCACAAACGGAACGTCCTGCCAGTAATGTTCCTCAACTGCTATCATGTTCAGGTATCCATTATTCAATGACTGGAATCGCATCACAAGACTGGAATTCCAGAACTCCACCTTCCTGATTACGTTGTCATCCTTATCCTTTGAAATAATGGTTCGGATAAATGCCATCGGAGTGGAAAATCCACTGTCCGTCTCGCAAATCATAATTCCGTTAGCAGCCGGAACCCTCGCAAGCCTTATCTTGGCATCCTCATCCAGATAGAGCATTTCAAAGCAGCTTCCGCAAATGCTGCACTGCTTCGCCAGCTCCATGTTGTGATCCTGCTCATCGTTGTAATCAAAAATATCCTGCACTGTCTGCAGGTATTCATCATTCTGGGAGTCATAGACAATCGGCTCACCCACGAAGTAACCGGTGGCGGTATCCGTGATGTATTTTGCCATATTATTGACCAGACGGTTGTTCGGAGCTGTGCTGTCCTTCTTGTTTTCTCCAAGGATTCTATGATTGCCAACATAGTAATCATGCAGCATTCCGTATTTTACATCCGTGCTGTTCTCATCGATGATCTCACGGATATCTTTTTCTGTCAGGCTTTCAATGGAAGCCCTGTCCATATAAATAACCGGCATGACCGTTACCTCCTACAATCCTAATTTTCCTTTATCCAGCACCCGGAACCGTTTCATCTTCTTGGCAATCGTTCTGCATCCTTCCAGAGCATCCACACCATCATCGTGCGCTCCCATCGGGAAGTGTTCCATCTGCTCCAGCAGTCTCTTGTGCCTTTTATTGAACTTGATGTAATGGTTCTTTACATCCGGCTGCATCGTCTGTATACGCATTGTCTTATCGCTGGTCTGCGGTACCTCCTCGATCGGAAGGTATAACCCAGCTTTTGCAGATGCCTTTGCCAATTCTTCCTTCAGGAACCACTGGAACTGCACCGTCTCAGCTCCGAACTTCTTATAGCCCCTGCCATAATCCCTGCGGAGCATCTTCTCCTTCTCCAGAATGTCACCGATAATTTTATCCGGATGTCTGCGTTCGATATCCGCATCCATGACATACATATACCCGGATACTTTGTGCTTCGCCAGCGTGATGATGGCGGAAAAGTCGCTGTGCTTGGTCTTTCCAAGTGACGGATCGACAAAGCCAAAGAAAAGGAAGTCCCGGTTCTTGAAGTCGATTTCTGCTTCATTATAGAATTCAAACCATTCAGGATTGAAAATACAGTCTTCCGGATTGATAGGCTCGTTCTGTTCCTCGGAGTTGAAGGATGCCTCGCCTTCTGTCAACCTCATAACCATCAGATCATAATAAGACAGTTTCTCCTCCCACAGAACCTCCGTGCCTTCCAACATCTTCTCCCGGTGCCTTTCAAAAAACTCTCTCGCATCGGCTTCGTGGTTCTCGTTTGAAAGGTCTGTGTAAATCTCCTCCCATTCCTTCCATAGATCCTCTTCGTTGGAAAAAGAAATGACCGCCTTGTATTTAATGGCTTTATATCCCGGATTGTTCAGGGTTTTCGCCAGAAGGCTGTCATAATGCAATAATGTTCCAATATAGATAATGTCCGTGTAATCATCACCGGCTTTTGAAACAGCTTTTAAAAACCAGCTTTCAAGTTTCTTTCGCTGCTCCGGTGTCCGAACGTTCTCGTCATTTTCAATATCATCCAGAACCAGAAGGTCTGGTCTCCAGTTTCTGTGTTTTCTGCCTCGGATCTTCTTTCCCGATCCGATTGCCTCAACTTTGATGTTGGTGCTTGTGATCAGTACGTTGCTTCTCCAGACTTTTCCGATCAGGCTCCCGAAGTCCTCCTTCAGAGCTTCGTTCTCCTCAAACTCTACCCTGATGTTATCGAGAAATCCCTCAGCCTGCTCTGAGCTGTCGGATATGATAATCGGATAATGCTTGTATTCATAAACTATGGCATGAATGCTGCCTTTAAAAGTAAGGCTCGTGGACTTTGCGTGTCCACGTGGAGCTGCGACCACTCGTTTGGTTCCATTCATCCGGCTAATCTTCTTTACCTTTGCCGGTGTAGTCGGATATTCCCCTTTCAAAACTCCTTGCTGCCATATATTATCCAGTTCCCGGTGAAATTCAGGGGATGGTCTGGAAAAATAATGTGGAAAGTATGCCCTGCCGAAAAATTCCATATCAATGGCTCCCAGCCTCTGGCGGATGCCTCCTTTTCCGGTAAGCGGTGCTCCGGATTCATAATCTTTCAAAATCTGCACACGTTCCGAAGAACTGTCCTTTTTTAAAAAGATGTTTAAAAGGCTTTTTAAATCGCTTGTAACAGCCTCGGTATCATCATAGAAGCCCTTGCTCTCAGCCTCTGCCATCGCTCCGATCAGAACACCAATGCTTTCTTTTTTTCCTGCTCGCACACCCACCACCTGCCTTTCCGTAAAATTTTAAGGCTCATATTTGCCCCATATTTGCATTTTTGTGTTTCAGCGATAATTTCCCCCACTTTCATCATTCAAACGATTTTAAATGGGTTTAGCGTGTTTTTAAACGGTGTTTTTACACCATTCAAAAAAGAGAACTGCCAGAACAAGCCCGATGGGTAGGCTTCGCCACCCAACCAGTGTACTTTTTCTGCTCAGTTCCCTTTCTCTATGTCCGCCAGCTTCCGGCATCGGGACGAATCAACCGTATGCCATCAGGTGGCTTCTTTCAAAACCTCTTGTGCTGCACCCTCTGCCCCATCCCTGCCAGCCCCGGCAAGGCTTAGTTCCTCATCTTCCTCCAGCCGGATGCTCAACTGGACTTCCTTTTTCTCATTACAGATCGTAATCTCAAAGGTTGCTTTCCTGCTCCGCTTATCATACTTGATGATGCGGTTTTCAAATTTTTCAAGAACTCCTTTCACAGTCTCATAATTTCCATCGCCCAGAGCCCTGACCACTGTAGGCTCAATCGGCTGGTTGTTCTCCCCGGTCAGCAGCATGATCCACTCTGCCTCCAGATAGGAAAGTCTTGATGGATTCCTGCTGTCTCCAAGAAACTGGATCACTCCCGGAATCCCCTTAACCTTGTAATAGTTATCCGCATTGTAATTCATGTTCAGGAATACATATCCAGCAAACAGGATGTATTCTCTCTGTGACCATGAACCTCCGGAGCGTATCAGACGATTTTCCTTCGGGACAAGAGCCCGGATGCCCTGCTCTTTCAATTTCCCGGCAATATCATCTTCCTTGCCGGTCATAACTTGAATCACATACCACATCACCTTTTATCCCTCCAGTCCTTCGTTTTTCTTCTTGTTCAGGTATGCACTCACCTGACGGTAGAGTTCCGGATTTTCCTTCGCCATAGCCTCAAATACAAGGCTCTTGACTGCCTCCAGTCCGGCTTCGTAATTATCACGATTCTGTACTTCAATCCGCTTCTTATAAGCAGCTGCCCGGATGAGACCATTGGTCTCCTTGATCAGCTTCTCAATCGGCACTTCCTTCATCTGCTCCTCATCCACGTTGGTAAGGGCATTCATGACATGATGGCTCGCCAGACGGATGAGTGCCTCCGAAGTGTCCAGATCCGGATACCGGCTCATTTCATCCATCAGCATGGAGAAATTGCTCTGTGCCACCGTTATCATCTCCACAGTGGCAAGATACTTCTTTGCATAAGTACAGATCGCCATCTGTGACATTTCTTCGCCATTCTCTTTCAGAAATGCAACAATTTCTTTATATGTGCAACCGGTCAGGAGCATCTGCTCCACAGTGTCCTTCAGTTCTGGCGGTAATCTGTCCACCTTGCCGGTGCTGCGTCTTCTCTCCTTCTGTTCCATCATTAATTGCCAAGATCAACCATGTTATCAGTAATCCCACCGCCCAGGAGCCGGATGCCTTTTCCTGTGACTTTGGCTTCCAGTGTCTGAT